GTGAGGAGCTTGAAAAGCTTGCACAGCATCTCATTGATGAGAACAAGAATCTCAAGCGGTATGTGAATGACGGCACGCAGCATTACGTCTCGACTATCAAGTCGGCGGCAGAAGCTGAGTTGGCAATGGCCCGTAAACAGTACAAGGAAGCACAAGAAGCTTTCGATACTGACGATATCATTGCAGCCCAAGAAGCACTTACTGATGCAAAGTGGAAACTGGAAGAAGCGAAGAAATTCAATCCAGCCGCTTTACAAATAGACGAAACTGAGGTACAACCTCGTCAATCGGTATCCCAACCGACTCAACCAGATCAAAAGACTCAGCGCTGGCTGCACAAAAACCAGTGGTTTGGAAGTCCGGGATACGAGGAACTTACCAGCTTCTCACTAGGGCTGCATCAAAAGCTAGTGAACACGGGCGTGGACCCAACCAGCGATGAGTATTTCAGCAAGATTGATTCGAGGTTGCACTCGACTTTCCCTGAGGTGTTCGGAAAGGGTAAGTCTTCCAAGCCAGCATCGGTAGTCGCATCTGCAACACGTTCGACGGGTCCAAAGAAGGTAACTCTTACTACTACGCAAATTGCTTTAGCAAAGAAATACGGTCTGACCCCTCAACAGTACGCTATCGAAGTCGCTAAATTGGAGAAACAAAATGGCTGAAACTCGCACCCCCCGTGAACTTGAGACCCGCGAAAAACAAACGCGCTACGTGTACAAACCTTCGAGCGCCTTGCCCGATCCAACTCCAGAGCCCGGATGGGCTTTCCGCTGGATTGCAACGCACGTTCTTGGTCAAGCTGATCCAACCAATGTCTCACGCAAACGGCGTGATGGCTGGGAACCAGTCAAGGCTGAAGACCATCCTGAGTTGATGATCTCCGGTTCTACGTCTGGTAATGTTGAGATTGGTGGCCTGATGCTGTGTAAGATGCCCGAAGCTAAACTTGCTGCGATGTCTGAATACTATGACAACGCAAATAAAGCACAATCAGAAGCTGTTGATAACAATTTCCTTCGTCAAAATGATCCCCGTATGCCGCTGTTTGCGGAACGCAAGTCAGCAGTGACTCGCGGTGCGGGTTTTGGTTCAGGTACTAAATAAGGAGTCTTAAATGGCTTATCCAACGATCTCTGGCCCTTACGGGCTACTCCCGCAGAATTTGATCGGAGGTCAGGTATTCTCGGGTTCTACCCGTATGATCCCTATCGCCTCTGGCTACGGTACTTCGCTGTACTACGGCGACCCAGTCAAGTTCACCACCACTGGCACGCTGATTACGTCCGGTCTGGCATACAACGCTTCTGCGACGGAAACGGGCGGTACGCTCGGTATCTTCCTCGGCTGCGAATACACCCCCGGTAGCACTGCTACCATCGTCGGCTCTGGCCCGCTGTACGGCAAGAACCGCTATCAGTCGTGGGCTGCTTCGACGGTTGCTATTGACGCTGTTGCGTATGTCTGCGATGACTACGACACGGTCTTCAAAGCTGCTGTTGGTGCTAACCCCGGTGCTGCTTCTGCTGTCCTGACGCTGAACGCTTACGCGAATCCGCTGATGGTCGGTACGAATTTCACCTCGATCCTCACGACCTTGCAAAATACTGGCGTTCAGAGCAATCTGGCTGGTAACTCGAACGTGCTTGTGGTCTCTGGTGCTTCTAGCGCCCGTGTCACGACGACTACTCCGTACCGCTGCGTCGGTCTGGTTCCAGACACTGTGGTTGCACTGAGTGCTATCGCTAACACGGCTACCAGCACCACGATGACCTTGGCTGCGTCTAACGCCCTGATCCTTCCGGGCATGATCGTGACAGGTTCGGGCATCGCAGCTAATACGTATATCACTGCGGTGTCGGGTACGTCGGTTACGTTGTCTGCGGCTTCTACCTCGTCGCTGACGGCAGCTACCTTCAACTTCGTTGGCTACCCAGAAGTTCTGCTTAAGTGGAACTTCGGCTACCATGCCTATACCAACCCAGTTGCAATCTAAGGAGTAACATAAAATGGCTATTTCACGTGCCCAGCTACTCAAAGAGTTGCTCCCCGGTCTCAATGCCCTGTTTGGTCTTGAGTATGCTCGCTACGGCGAGGAACACAAGGAACTGTATACGGTTGAAAAATCCGAGCGTTCCTTTGAAGAAGAGACCAAGCTGTCTGGCTTCTCTGCCGCTCCGGTGAAGAACGAAGGTCAAGCAATCCAGTACGACAACGGACAGGAAGCTTTCACCGCTCGTTACAACCACGAAACCATCGCTCTGGGCTTCTCCATCACGGAAGAAGCTGTGGAAGATAACCTGTATGACAGCCTGTCGGCTCGTTATACCAAGGCTCTTGCTCGCGCTATGGCTTACACCAAGCAAGTTAAGGCTGCTGCTGTTCTGAACAACGGCTTCAGCGCTGGCTTTATTGGTGGTGATGGTCAACCGCTGTTTAGTACTTCTCACCCTCTGGTGTCGGGTTCTACCAACAGCAATCGTCCTTCGACCAATGCTGACCTGAACGAAACCTCGCTGGAAAATGCTGTGATTCAAATCGCTGCATGGACCGATGAGCGTGGTCTGCTGATTGCTGCCAAGCCACGCAAGCTGGTGATCCCTCCCGCTCTGATGTTCGTTGCTACCCGTCTGTTGGAAACCAGCCTCCGTGTTGGCACTACCGACAACGATATCAACGCGCTGAAGAACAACGGTTCGATCCCAGAAGGCTATACCGTTAACCACTTCTTGACCGACACGAACGGCTGGTTCCTGACCACGGACGTTCCAAACGGTCTGAAGCACTTCGAGCGTATGCCTCTGTCGAACTCGATGGACGGTGACTTTGATACGGGCAACGTCCGTTACAAGTCCCGCGAGCGTTATTCGTTCGGCTGGTCTGATCCTCTGGGCGTCTTTGGCTCCCCCGGTTCGACCTGATCGTAGGTAGTAGTAAAAAGGGAGCTTCGGCTCCCTTTTTATTTGCACAAGAGAAAAACTTGTGGTACAACCCTAATACCAAGACTACTTGGCTTGTTGACTGACTTGGCAGACTTTTCCTCAAGACAGCAAGCCGCAACTGAGGATATATCATGGGATTCGCAACTCACCTTGGCCCTTGGCTGCTCGGCACGGTTAAAGAAACCACCGGAACCGCTGTCGGCACGGTTCGCAACACTGGCGCGACCATTGTTACGCAAAGCGTAACGGCAACCTTTGCTGCAACTACCGCCACCACGCTGGCTGTTTTGCCCGCAGGTTCATACATTACCTCCGTCCAACTGGCGATTGATGGTGTTGTTTTCAACGGCACAAGCCCTGTTCTGACAATCAAGAACGGATCCACCACCATTGGTACAGTTACCCCCACCTCTGCTACGGGCGGTATCTACACGATGGTCGGAACCACGACTGTGGCTGACCTTGCTTTGCTGACCAACGTGGGTTCTACGGATGCAACAATTACCTATACGGTAAGCGGAACTTCAGTGACCACGGGTAGTGGTAAACTAATTATTGCTTATGTTGTGCGTAACTCGGATGGTACTGCCTTCCCAGCATCTGCCTAATTAGTCTCGGGGGCTTCGGCCCCCTCTTCATAGGAGATAAATTATGGCAAGGCCAGTACGGGTAGTAGTTTCTGGTGTTAGTGTATCTAACCCCATCCCACTTAACACCTATGGGGATCCGTTCAACGTAGGGTTTGGAGTTAAGTTGTCTTCTGGTGCGTCATTGACCTATACCGTCGAGCATACGTTTGATGATGTTCAAGACCCAGCGTTTAGCCCTGCGACTGCTGTGTGGTACTCAAATGCAACTGTTGTGAGCCAAACCACAAACAAAGACGGCAACTATGCGTTTCCTGTCACTGCCATTCGTTTGAACGTGACTGCATGGACTTCTGGAACGGCTACGCTTACCAGTATTCAAGCGGG